TTTAATCTTTATCATTCTTGATATAGCATCCGCTTCAGCAGGAGATATGTCTTGAGCATTAGCATCACCAACTTCTATATTACCTCTAGGGTCTGGATTGTTAGTAACTTCAAAATCAAAATCCACAGGCATCCTGTCATTTGCTTTTAATCTTGATGCCGCATCAAAACCTGATTTATCTGGGTTAGCCTCTGCATCTGTCTTTGGTACAGGTGCATTAGCGGGTGGGTTTACTGCTTGGTTTGGATCTGTAATTGCCCCAGATCCTGGGTTTCTCATAGCAGTTACGTCTGCTTCACTTGGATTAATCGCCATTTGTATTGAACCTTTCTAGCTCCTCTTCCGCTTGAGCATCACCTACCATCTTGGTAGGCAAATCAAGCACAGTGCGGAATGCCGACATTAAAGCCGCACAAACTCGTAATTGATCTGCATCAGCAGAGGCATTACTTATCAGTGCAGTTTCCACCCTATTAAATTCTGTCAGAATTCTTTCTTGGTATATATTCCAAAAATAGTTATCTTTGAGTTTTTCCAAACCCTTAGATAATTCAGTACTTTTTAGTTGTTTAGCCAATATGTTTCCTCAGTCTATTGTAAATACTTTATGTATGTCATCTAGGTCATGTAAGTGGGGTTTGTCCCGCCATTGCCGCCATTTGTCCCTGATCCATTTGAGGGGGCCCACCAACTTCCTGTGCTGCTTGTGACATGGGTACAATGTTTCCTGCTTGTAACTCTTTTTGAATTTGTTCATCAGGAACAACCTCGCTCGGACTTTTCTTCCAATTTTCTACATCCTCAAAACCAAAACTTTCAATTAATCTTTCAACAAATTTATCCATATCCCAAGAGTTTCCCATACCAGTTTCAGCTAAAGTTCTTATAGCCCTTGTAATATTCTCGGAATTCTCTGAAGGTGAAGTGGGTAAAGTGCCATCAACTACAACATAATCAAACTCACCCATGATTTCTGATCTGTTATATTTAACATCCCCACTAGGATTATCGGCTGACATTTCTTCAGGGAGACTAACCATTCCGCCATCCACCTCAAAGAATTGTAAGTTTGCTATCATCTGTCTAACGAGGGGTCTCATTGTAGTCGATGAAAGTAATCGTGCTTGCATTCCTAATCTTTGTTGACCCAGAGTTGTCATTCTTGCTATCTCAGTAGCAGTTCTCTGTGTCTCTGATTGTATACCTTGAGCCGTATCATTTGCCGCTGCAAGTCTTTGCATTAATTGTCCTGTAGTGTCTAGGTCATTAAAGTAATTTCTAGTTGCATCAGGTACGGTTAAAGGAAGAATGGCATCAGATGGATTAGCACCTGGAAGAGTTCTAATAAGCCTTGCTGCATTTGGATCTAATATGTCCCTTATGTTTACCCTGTTAGGGTCTACCACTAATCTATTCTGTACAATACTCTGTACATTCTCAACCCTAGTACGGAGCAACCAATCTTGGTATCTCTGCAAAGGCATCATTAAGTCGTAGAGTGAAGATGCAAAAGTTTTATGTGCATCATACATTCCTTCCCCATGTATAAGGGGAATATCTTGATGAGGGTAGGGAGAAGGATCAAACTGTATAATCACATTCTCATTTGCCACTACAATACGATATAAACCAAATGGTGCGGCTATGCCTAAACGATGAGGGTCCATAAAAACATAAAGCGTGTTGAGTACATGAGCGTGACCTAGTCCGAAGTGATTTTTGTAGTCACTAGTGTAACTTCCTGAGAGGGTTGGGTCTACACTCTGAGCACGAATGGTTTCTTTAACGAATTGATTGGAATTCCACGACACATTAGGTCTGTCGTTCTCTAGTCTATCTAAATTCTGATAATGTCCACGTCTGTGTAATGCTGTTAAACTTGCCCAAGTTCTGTATCCAACAAAGTCTGCCTCGTGCCTATTCTGAGCAGTAACTCTTGGATCTGGAAAATATGCCCACGGGTCTATGTTAACTGGGGCATTACCATCTTTTCCATAAAAGTTGGCTATAGGGGCCATACCATATCTATTATTATCTAAAAAGATTTGATATAGTTTCTGCTCATATCCAATCTTTCTCATGTTGTGGCTTAATCGTCTTTCTAAAAGTCTACCTGCCCGTCTGTCAGAATCTAAATTAGTTCTTTCAATTCTAAAAGGGGGTGCTCCACCAAATATAGCTAAGTTATATGTACAAATAGTATCTGATATAGACCTACTATAAGGTGTCTTAATCTGATCTATTAACTTAGTTTTTCTAGAGTTATTACTACTTGAGGAAGTACCTCTAGTGGATCTAACATTATCTACAACTCTACTCGGAACATATATGTCATGGGTTACTTCGGCATCTGACCAATAATCATATCGTTTAGATATACGGTCATAACTTAAATCAAAGTGAGATTTAACATAGTCTACTAATTTTTTCTCAGTTTCTTTATCCAAATTTTGAGCAGCATTTTCTGAGTTGTCCAATGCACGAGCAACCTGATCCAAGCCAGTTTGCACTTCTGCTCTAACGATTTCCATACGTTCTCTAATTGATCCCATAGATTTATCATCAGGTTCTGGGTCATCAGCATCAGATAATCTATTATACTCTTCAACCACCTGACTATCGTTAATAATATCTCTCTTAACGTCATCTCTAGCATTTTTAATTGACTCCATTGGGTTAACCAGTGGGCCCATTTGATTGGGGTCCACCACATCTCGCATTCTTTCCCCCGCAGCATTGTCAGATATAGTGTCTGTGTTAAATATAATAGACTCTAAACCTGATTGATCGCCTCTTTTATCTGCCATATTAATCCTTACGTTTTAGTTCTACGGGGTGCAAAATGAATTGCATCACTCTTGTCCATGATCTTGCAACCATTCTTCAACTGACCCTTAACTTTAACTTGTGGTCTTTTAGCTTTTTTAATATTAATTTGTTTAGGTTTCATTATTGTTACCCATTCCATTATTATACCCCAAGACATAGACACAAATCTACACTATATTATAACAAAAAGCTAGTAAGAGTTTTCCACTTCTCCAACTCCTCGAATATTGTCAAGGTCAATATTAGGCAATGAGGCATTCATCATTAATGGCATAGCTGATGCTGCAAGAAAAAGTGCAGTTACACAGTCATCATGAAAACCTCTAGGAGCTTCATATCGTATGCGACCTGTGGCGGTGATGCTGTAAGAATAAGCCTCTAATTCTCGCCATAGATATGTAGTATCATGACTAGGATCAGCTATTGTTCCTGGCTGTGGTATCTGGACAACACCTTCTTCAATAAGAAGCATAAGATTTTGAACCATCTGTGCTTTCTTTTCATTAGTAAACTTGATTGGTTCTATGGCTAAACCCTTACGGGATAGATTTTCAAATATAGGATCACCAACTCCTGTAGCATCCATAATCACTTTGCCTCTATACCTTGCACAGAAATGTTCTATTCTCTGGCTAATGATAGACCATTCCAATTGGTTAAACCTATCAAACCCAATTACATTTGAGTTAGAATCCAATGCAACTAGACAGGTAAAGTCTGTATGTTTAGCTAAATCAACTCCTACACGACACCCATCAGCTTGTGGTACGAGTGCTGTATTAGCACTTCGTTCCATCATCTGATCTAATCCACGGAAAACTGCACCACCAGAATCCATAAATTCTGCCATGAATTCTTGTTTAAACATATCAGAGGGTAATTCATCTCTTAGTCTTTCTAATTCCTCATCACTAATAAAAGGATTTGTTTTAGTGGGAAATCTAAAAGTCTTCCAAGGATTAGGTTTACCATTCTCTAATTCTTTATCCAAACCTCGTAAATAAAATTTATGAAAAGCATTTTTACCTTTGGGAGTACCCATAACCCATGCCCATCCAGTTCTATCTATTAACATAGCAGCAACTGGACCTGCCCATAATTCATCTAAGTCTGAAATAAAACCTGCTTCATTTAAAATAAGACCGTCATACTGACCACCACGAAGGTTATCTGGCTGATCAGCAGAGAAAAATGTAATTCTATCCCCATTTATTAAACGAACTTCCATAGGAGGTGTCTCAATACACTTCTCTACCAATCCACCACTTTCAGCAAAAGCTCTAAAAACTCTAAAACTTTCTTTACCTTGCGGGTTATAAACTGGATTTAGCCATGCATATAGCTTTTTACCTCTAGGACTTTTATATGTAAGACTATGAGATAAAATTTTAATGGCAGCCATGTGATCTTTTCCCCATCTTCGACCACAAACTAAAGTAATAAATCTATGAGGATCTTCTAATACTAATTGTTGGGCATGATGAGCCTCAAAAGTTACATCAGTCATTTTTAGAAGGCCTCTTAAAAGATAAGGAATTAACTTTTTCTGCTCTGCCTTGAATAACCCCATCAACAGGGGCGGATAAGTTATCAAAATCAATACTTGGGCCCGTTTGATTTATAGTAATATTAACCTTACCACTTTCAATAGGACTCTGTTTACCCGCCATACTAATAGGGGCCTGATTAGGTAGACCTTTTTGGAGCACCATTTTAAATAATTGTAATTGACCATCCGTTAAAGCACGGTCTTCTGGGACCATTAATTGAACAGTACCATTATTTCCATAAACTCGCTCCGGTTTAGCGGACATAAAACCAACTAGTTTGTCAGCCATATCAGGTAAATACTGATATATACGGTCAATAAACTGTCTTTGATTACCTAAGAACGAAGGATGCTGCATAAGCATGTCTTCTTGCTCTACTCTTGCTAATTCCCGTTCCAATTCAAACGCACTTTGCAGCCTCTTTGGAACCTTACTTATTCTTCTTGCCAATGTTAAACACTCCAGACACCTATCAACTTTATACTATAATAAAAAAAAAAATAAAATTTGTAAAGTTAATACTCAAAAACTAAGGCAGTAGGTTCCCTGCGGGCGGGCGATTCAAATGGAACCATGTCGGGGGTCGCTTTTCCTAGAGGGGTTGGCAATTTTTAACTTGGGCGGGAATAGTGATAAATAGGTCTAGCAGAACTGTGAGTGAAGTTGGCAAACGTATACTCAGCAACAGTTACAGAGGATTAATAGCAAGACTGTGTCTATATTTGTGACTATATTT